CCCTCCGGCAACTGTTGCACTTAAGTACAAAGGATCTCCATCTGTCCATGTTTCACCTTGCAAGCTACCTGTGGTGTTAATGTTATTGATTTGACCATATAACATTATGTAACCTTCCTGATTGTTTGCTATATCTTCGCTAACTATACCTAAAGTATCAACACTTGAAGGATCATTGTTTGCCTGTGCTAAATTAACTTGCAACCTTTGACCTTGGGCAGTTGTAACCTTTACAACCTTATATTGTGTACGTAGTAAGTTAGATCCAGTTCCATTTACAACTAAAGCTGTTAATTGAGTATCAACTGGTTGATAATCTAAAGCACTCCATGTATCAACTCCATTTCCTATTTTAAATCGTGGTTGGTCTGTTTGAGTATATAAGTCATCCGTAGTTACCGCAACCTCACCACTTAATAATACTGGATTGTTAGATGTCCAATTCGCTTCAGTATCTTTTCTTAATTGTATTGACCCTGTTAAAACACTCATGATGCCACTATACTATTTGTAAATATTGTACTTGCTAAACCTCCATCTATTCCGCTAAATTGTAAAACCGCATACGTTCCACCACATGCAACTGTTGTAATTGTTGCACCAGTTGAGCTATCCGTAATTGTAACCACTCCACTGCTTGCAGTAGCAGGGGGTGTATATGTATCATAATTAAAACCAAGTTGAGGTATTGAACATCTATCCTGATCGAAAAACTGATTGAATGTCAAAACAAAACGCCATCCGGCTATTTCATCGTCACCAAAAGAATACCTAACAGGATCAAAGTTTACATTTTGTTGCACTCTCATATTCGGAAAATAAGCTCCCGATAAAAAGTGAGCCACAACGTCAAGCGCAACCCTTTGCATATCAGAGTAAACCTCTGCCCAATTGGTAAAACCTTTTGTTAGCCTATCAACTAAATATATCTCAATGTTTGTTTGTTGGATGTCATCCACTATGTTAGCAGGATTAACATCTACATACATCAAAGGATAGTTAGTAACTCCACTTGTTGCCAAATCGTAAACCTCACCACTTCCAAAATTATTAATTTGGTAGTGAGCATCCGCAAAGTCACTAAGGTTTTTTATTATTTGGTTTATTGTTGTCATTTACTTTCTTTAGGTACTCTTTTAACTTTTTTATCTTATCAAAATTATGACTACCTTTTTTAACTCCTCGTTTTATATCGCTCATTATTTCGTTGATTCATGAATTGACTATCACGTCTGTAAAGTCTATTGTCGTCCTCCAAATAAATACTACTTGAAAAACTATCTAAGTTCGGGAATATAGTGTCTATTTTGTCTCCAGGATTTGTGTATAAAGGATAACTAATCTCATACTCTAACAAGTAATTAATTAAACGTCTTGTATGGTATTGTGCTTTGTGCTTTACAAACTCCATTAAACGATCTAAGTCATTTGCTCCAATAGTACTTGAATTATCACTATTCTTTGTAACTATGTTCTTATTAGTAAACTTAAAAGTTAGGAAAGGAGCAGCCTCATAAATAACCCACCACTTTAAAGCAGGAATAATATAAGTATCTAACAAAGTAGTATTCAAAGCAGTTAGCGTGTTGGTATCTATTTGCGTAACCAACTCATCGTAAAGTCCGCTTCCAATATACTCACGTATGTGGATTTCCTGAGCTTCCTTAATCGAAACAAGTAAGTATTTTTCGTCAACGTTTTCATCAATAAACGTAAACTCTTTAATATATGTCGCATTTATGAAATAAATATCTGCCATTTTCTATGCTTTTTTTCTTACCACTCTTTGTAACCAAGCGTGCCTGCAATAGTCACGTGTTATGTCCGTACCTTTTTGTCTCCAATAGCCTCCTCTATGTTCCCAAACATCCCATCCAACCTCTGCACTAATTGAATTAATATCTTCACGTGAATAAAGCAAATTAGCTTTTACAAGTTCATCGCAAAAAGGTCTACTTGTTTTTAGTAATATCGGACCAGAAACGGAAGGATTTAAACCATATGAATACATTACCTCAACTTTACTAACTGGCTTTTCCTCAAGTATTGTTTGAGCCTTTTCAGTTAATAGTCTTTCATCTTTTTTAACCTCAATAGCTCCATCTTCAATCATTCTTTCAATAGCCTTATCTACCGCCTCAACTTCCATCTTTAAAGCTTTTGCTATTTCTTTACTTTCAAGTGTGGGACTTTCTTTTAGTATTTCTAGAATCTGTTTCCATTTCTTCTTATAGTCATCAGCAAACAAATCATTAACAAATTCATAAGTTTCAGAAGGTTTGCCATATTTTTTGAATACGTCTAAGGCTTTTAATTCACTTTCGTTTATCTTAAATTCTTGAACACTAAACTCCTGCATGGCTTGTTCCTGCTCAATAGGAGGATAGCCTGCCATTGCCCTAAGTTCATTTTTAGTCAAAATTTGAACAAGTGTATTTTCAGTCAATTGATTTGAGATAGGCTCAACCTCAACTAACTTTATTTTAACAGGACTTCTTTTATATTCAAATAATTTATTAAAGAATTTCTCAAGTTCTAATTGGTGAGGATGTACGTAAGTATTTTTAAATAACTCAAAAGCTTCAATTAATTCATTCCTACCTCCCAATTGCCCTGCTGTCTTTACACCCATTAACATTGGATTGACAACTTTGTGACCAATAAAAAGTTCTTCTTGTACAGTCTTATTAAGGATGTCGAATTGCTTATCAAAATCAGTAGCTTGTAACCTATCAACTGTCGGAGCATTCTCCTTAGTTTGGTTAAACATTACTAGCAAACTATTTGCTGAATCCGTGCCTGTATATTGGTTTTGTAGCTTGTCGAATATATCTTGTTTCTCTTCTTCCGTAGGTCTGCCATTGTTAAAACTTACAATAGTTCCTGCATTGAAATTAGACTTTATTCCATTAAGCCAAAAGTTAGAAATTTCATATTCCATTTCAGCGTAAGGGATAGAAGATACGTACTCAGGTAAAGGATAGTACTTAATACCTGGTCTGTACATCTTCATGCACATCAACTGCCTTCCTGTTGGATTCTCAGGATCGAATTTAGGAATATACTCTAATTCTGTTTTTTCTGCGTTTTGTGTGGTTTGAGACCAGTCATTAGAATACCAATAACCATCCTCACTTTTGTCCATTCTAATCTTGGTATAGTCAATATTGTAATACTCAAAATCAGTTCCTGCCTTATTCCAAATAACCTCTAAATAAAAACCACCGAAAATAAGCCTATCCATTGTACATTTGTAAACAATGTCGCTTATTGTTTCACCATATTTGTTAGCTTGCTTAAGATAGTCTAAACGTATTGATTTGCTTGTAGTAGTTGTTCCCTCGTCTTTAATTGTAACACCATTCCCTGCAATATAAAAGGCTTTTGATGTTAGGATAGCATTGTGCTTAGATGAACGATTAAAAAGCTTTAAAAGGTAATCAGGATAACGATTCTTAAACTCTTTGTCATCCGCACCATAAATAATCCAATCCTTGTTTTTTTCTTCTTTAAAAACAGGCACTTTGGAAGCATTAAGCTTCAATACCATTAACATATTACTAAGCTCCTGCGCCATACGTTTTTATAGTTTGTGTTTTTACGTATTGTTTTTTCGTTATTGTAGGTGTTCCTTTAACATATAACATCCCCACTTCCAATGGTACTTTATTGTCTGAAAGTGACGGATTCAAATTAGAATTGCTTAATTGTTCAAACACTCTGTAATCCCATTCTCCTTCTTCGGTTAAATTTACCGTTGTACCCTCTGTAATGTTAAATTGATTAAACCTATCAGGGAATCCACTCACATCTGTTAATATAACATATACAGGATTCCTTTCTACCTTGTTTGTAAACTCAAATAAAAAATAAGGATTTGTCAAGGTCTGTTTTTCCTTTAAGGTTACTACAAACTTATTGCTTTGTCCTTTATTAATTACTTGCATATTAATAAGTACTAAATTTTTGAATTTGGCTATATTAAATAAAAAAGGGGGAAAAATCCCCCCTTTCTAAACATGACAAACAGAAATTATAGCAAACCAGAAATAATACCTGAATTAACAGTGTTTGCAGGATCAGGCTCGTTTACTTGTAAAGTAAGCATTGAACCATTCTTGTCACCCATAGCTTTTCCAGTGGATTCACTAACAGTGATTACATCCATACCTCTTGTCTCACCTAATAACCAATAAGTCCCTTCTGTAGACTTAACAATAGCCATTAGTCTATTTTGTACTAAAAGTTTAATTATGTTTCTATTCTTTGCACTCATTTTGAAGATGTCAAAAGTAAGTGTTTGATTGGAAAAATAACTTTGATTTTCTTTGCTGAATGTTTGTTCTTGAGTAAATGTCGCATTCTCAGGTCTAACTTTATATTCAAAGAATTTTTTACCGGATGCCATAGTGATACCCGAAACAACTCCCGAAGATGCAGTAACCGCAGAAACATTTTCAAACTCAGCCAAGTAAATAGTGTCGATCCCACCTGCAACTCCTTTGCAGTCGAGAGATAATCCTTCAATGATAACGCAATTTGTTGGCATAATATTTTATTTAAAAAGGCGGCTATTAACCGCCCTTAATTATTAATTAGGTGTTTTTGTATTGAGCTACCGCTGTGTAATCGTGAATAGCTACTCCGATTCTACCTGCTAAGAAAAACTTGAGCTTTCTAGATGTCTTATCGAAGAACACGTCAAAATCAGTCAAGTCATTCTCTTGGTCGAAACCAAACACAAAGTTTTCTTTGTCGAAAGCAATCATACGATCGTTAACCGCAGTTGGAAGTACACCAGTTTCAACGATGTCATTATCGTTATTCAAAGCTTGAATACCAACAACTTTCACGTTAGATCCAGGGTAAATCAATTCCATTACGTTATTCTCACGAGAACCTGGTACATAGTGATACAAGTTGTCAACCCAAAGTTTCTGCAATAACACACGGAAATTCTCCATACCCATTGCTAAAACTGGATTCTTACCTAATACTCTTGAAGGAATCTTTTGGAAGATCATTTCTTCAACGATACCTCTGATAGTAGAAGTAGTTACATCTGTTTGAGTAGTAGCAGCAACAGCTGTTCCTGCAGTGTCAATCAAAGAAACATACCCATTCATTAACTTTAACCATGTAGAGTTAGTGTAAGTAGTTTTACCTTGGAACAAAGTACGTGCTACGTTCTTAGCGATGTAAGCTAATTTACGATTAACGATTCTGTCAAGTAATTCAGTTGTTTCAGGTTTAGCTCCACCTGGCAAATAAGCCTGTGTAAAGTAA